ATAAAATGAATAGTAGTTCATGGATTCTACACGGATACTTTGAAAGACAACGTAAACTTTTAGGCATATGAAATGTTGGCACTGTGACACTGAATTGATTTGGGGAGGTGATCATGATATTGACGAAGATGAATCAATGGAGTATGATATACTTACAAACTTATCATGTCCTCAATGTGAGTCTTACGTGGAAGTTTATCACAAATTTAAGAAGTGATTATGGATTTATTGAATGAGATAGTAAAGGAGATTGGTTCTGATTATGCAAAAATTGCATCTGATGAAGAAGATACAGAACAGTACATTGATACAGGATCTTACATTCTCAATGGACTCGTGTCAGGGTCTATTTTTGGTGGCGTTGGTAGTAATCGTATCACCGCTATTGCTGGCGAAACATCTACTGGTAAAACTTTCTTCTCCCTCGCAGTTGTCAAAAATTTCTTGGACAATAATCCTAACGGTTATGTTCTGTACTTCGATACAGAAAGTGCTGTCAATAGAGACCTCCTTGAATCTAGAAACATTGACACAAAAAGGGTTGGACATATTGAGGTTGTCACTGTAGAGGAATTTCGTAACAAAGCACTCAAGGCACTAGAGATATATCTAGATAAACCAACAGAAGAAAGAACACCATGTTTATTTGTGCTAGACTCATTAGGCATGCTTTCTACTGAAAAAGAAATAAAAGATGCACTAGAAGACAAGAACGTCAGAGACATGACTAAATCACAACTTGTTAAAGGTGCATTCCGTATGCTCACACTCAAATTAGGTCAAGCAAATGTCCCACTCATTGTCACAAATCATACATACGATGTCATCGGAGCTTATGTTCCAACGAAAGAAATGGGGGGAGGTTCTGGACTCAAGTATGCAGCGAGTACAATCATCTATCTCAGCAAGAGCAAAGAAAAAGATGGAAAAGAAGTCATTGGAAACATTATCAAAGCTAAGACAATCAAGTCACGTTTGACAAAAGAAAATAAAGATGTAACAATCAGACTTTACTATGACGAACGTGGTTTAGATAAGTATTATGGTTTGTTAGAGTTAGGTGAAGTAGGTGGATTATGGAAAAATGTTGCTGGTAGATATGAAATTGATGGTAAGAAAATATATGCTAAAGCAGTGTATAAAGAACCAGAAAAATATTTTACTCCAGAAGTAATGCAATCTTTAGATGAAATAGCACAGAAACAATTTAGTTATGGTAACTGATGGAACACAGTTCATTAAAGTTTATAAAAATGTTTTTTCTTCAGAACTATGTTCTCATTTAATTAATACATATGAGAAATTGTGGAGAGAGCAAGAAAAAAACGTAAAAAAAATGAGTCTTTGTTATAATCCTCAAGGACAGAAAATTTGTGGTGCTTGTAATTGTCAAAGACTTGATATTATGCAACATCAAATTTTTAAAAAACCTCTTAAGGAAGTTATTGATAAATTTCAATCTTTAATTTTACAATATAAGAAAGATGTTAATGTTTATAGGAATCAATGGCCAAAAAAATATAAGTATGAAAATATTAGAATAAAAAGATATTTGTCTGCTGATGAACAGCAACATGATACTCATGTTGATGTCAGTAATGCTGACAATGCTAAAAGATTTTTAGCTTTTGTATGTTATTTGAATGATGATTTTGATGAGGGTGAAACTGAATTTCCCCAATATAATTATCAAACTAAAGTATCTACAGGATCAGTTGTTATGTTTCCTGTTGCATGGACTTATCTTCATAGGGGAAAACCTATTAAGAATGGATATGCAAAATATATGTTAGGAACTTTTCTTCACTATGAAAATAAGCAATATATGAATAGAGTAGGATATAAAACTCTGGGAGTTGACAAGAAAGGTTTTGGGTAATAAAATGGAAACACGGTTTTATTTTCTATGGTAACTAAAACATCATTACCACTGTTTCCTATACCTGTATGTTTATACAACTATGGTAGAGATAATCATGAATTAAATATTGACTTAATGAATGATAGCATTAGTGAGATGAATAAAGATCCTAAAGGTAATCAACGTAGCAATTTTGGTGGATGGCATAGCAAAGGAGGTCTTGAAAAAACATATTCAAGTTTTGATACGCTTAAAAATAAAATACAAGAATCTTGTGATGATTATTGTGATGCATACGGTTTTGTAAAAGGTTTACAGGTGCGTAAACTTTGGGCTAATATGAATAACACTGGTGATATGAATGTTGGTCACAACCACATTAACAGTGCTTTGACAGGTGTATATTATCCAATCAAACATATCATTGACAATACAGCTGAGTTTAATTATAGTGAGGGCAATCCTCTTAAACCAGGTATATGGGATGGTGAAAGAGGAGGGTCTATTTATTTTCAAGATCCTAACTACGGTCTAAGATTTCCTAGACTTAGAAAAATAGAAAAACCAACTGCATTTAATTTGGATGCATACTATACATATCCTGTCTCTGGATTGCTAATAGTATTTCCAGCATACCTTATTCATACAGTCACACCATTCAAAGAAAAATTACAAAGACTAAGTATTTCCTTTACCTCTAATTATGGAACGAGTTGAGACAACAATTCTCAGTAATTTAATATACAAAGAGGAATATACTAGAAAAGTTATTCCTTTTTTATGTGCTGATTATTTTGAAGAAAAAACTGATAAGGTAGTTTTTGAGGAAATATCTGCATTCTTAGAAAAATATGATAAGATACCAACAAAAGAAATACTCAATATTGAGATACAGAAAAGAACAGATTTATCTCAAGATGAATTTTCTCTTGTCACAAGACTTGTAGATTCTCTTTCTCCATCAGAATCTGATTACACTTGGTCTCTTGATACGACTGAGGCATGGTGTAAAGAACGTGCTATTTACCTTGCACTTATGGAGTCTATTCAAATTGCTGATGGGCAAGATAATAAAAAAAATGCTGATGCAATCCCTAGTATTCTCTCAGATGCTTTATCTGTAGGATTTGATCAACATGTTGGGCATGACTACATTGATGACTCTCAAGATAGATATGCATTTTATCACAAAGTTGAAAACAAAATACCTTTTGATCTTGAATACTTCAACAAGATTACGTCAGGTGGACTCTCTGATAAAACTCTCAACATTGCTCTTGCTGGCACTGGTGTTGGTAAGTCTTTATTCATGTGTCATGTTGCCAGTTCTTGTCTTACACAAGGTAAAAACGTTTTATATATCACACTTGAGATGGCAGAAGAAAAAATTGCAGAAAGAATAGATGCAAACTTATTGAATACAAATATCAGAGACATAAAAGATTTACCACACAGCACGTTTACTAAAAAAATTGATAAACTTTCTGAAAAAACAACAGGTAAACTTATTGTGAAAGAATACCCTACTGCATCTGCACATACAGGTCATTTTCGTGCTTTACTTCAAGAACTTAAGTTGAAGAAATCATTTATACCTGATATAATATTTGTAGATTATCTAAACATATGTGCTTCATCTAGGTATAGAAGTGCAATTAACGTAAATTCTTATTCTTATGTCAAAGCAATTGCAGAAGAGCTTCGAGGATTGGCAGTTGAAGCAAGCGTACCAATTGTCTCGGCAACGCAAACTACACGGTCTGGCTTTACTAGTAGCGACCCTAATCTTACTGACACTTCAGAAAGCTTTGGTCTTCCAGCTACTGCTGATCTTATGTTCGCTTTGGTCAGCACCGAAGATATGGAAACACTTAATCAAATAATGGTCAAACAATTGAAGAACAGGTACAACGACCCCACCATGAATAAAAGATTTGTGGTTGGTATTGATCGTGCTAAGATGAGACTATATGATTGTGAACAGTCAGCACAAGATAATATACTTGACGATGTAGAAGTAGTAGAGTATAATAAATCTGAGGAATCCAAAGCAAAATTTAATGACTTCAAATTTTGATAGTAAATATGTTCGTTTTGTTAGTAAAGTAACGAGCGAAGAATCTAAGAATGGTGTGGCATTTATAAATCGCCTTAGAGATTTAGAAGAAAAATCTGAGATCCATCGTCTCCTTACTGCTGCTGTTGGTATAAGTGCCGAGGGTGGTGAGTTTATGGAGATAGTAAAGAAAATAATTTTTCAAGGTAAACCATACAATGAGAATAACATCAATCATTTAAAAATTGAACTTGGAGATGTACTATGGTACGTTGCTCAAGCATGTATTGCTTTAGATATTAGTCTTGATGACATATGTGATATGAATGTCAAAAAATTAGAGAGTAGATATCCAGAAGGACATTTCTCTGAGTTTTATTCTGAAAATAGGAAAGAGGGTGACAAATAAATATCATTAAATTTTTATATAAAAATGATAGAAATACCATCACAAAACAAAGAAGCGTTTCAAGATGTGATGGCAGCGTTAGGAGGTGATAATTATTCTTACTATGTGATGGACATAAAAAATGTAGAGTCAACTGATTCACAAAAGAAGGTGCAAATAGCATTAAAAGTTTACGTGCCACAGTCCAAAAGGCTTTCTGCCACTGATAATATAGTGGCAGCATTACTTAACAAATATCCAGACACCAAGAAAACATCAAAAGGCACCTCTCTTGATGTGCCAATACGTGATAATAAAGTTATAAGAGTAGAGGTAAAACCAGAAAATAGTAAGGGTTCTGGTGGAGGTGCAGCAGCAACAAAAATACAAGAGGCAGCTCAGTGTGTATATGCTGCCATAAGATATTATTGTAACAAACCGTCACCACCATTTACCGATAAAGACTATGAGTGTGGTATGCAAAATTGTGATATACCTGGCACAACATTAGATGAAATTAGATCATTATCTAAAGAGTGGCATGAGGGATCATGGGCAGGTGCAAACGCAATTTACAACACCATTGGGGGATCAGGGTATGAATTTCTTAGAGGTGACTCACAAATAGATGATGGTGCAATAAGAAGAGCATTTAATAGAGTAAAAAAACAAACAAATTTATCCTCAGAAGATAAATGGAATCCTGCTGACATATGGATGGTAAAAAAAAGTAAGAAGCAACAAGTCAAATCACATTTAGATAGAGAAAAAACGATAGATTGTTTGAATAATGCACTTTTACAAATGAGATCTGATGGTGATCTTATAGGAATATCTTTGAAAAAAATAGGAGGATCTCCTTCAATGAATTTACTTAACGATATACCTGCTGCACAAAGAAAAGCAAATGAAAAAGCAAAATTTGTGAAATACGATCTTACTTTTACCTCATCCATGGACGTATACTTTTATTATGGGAATGATACTTTTCAAAAATTTCAAGCAAGAAATTTTGGCGGTCCTACAAAAGGAGATTGGAAACTTGAGTTGAAAGGGAGAACTGCTGCACAAGGTAAAATACAAGGTGCAGTCCTTAGGAGATTGTTACTTGATGCTGGATTTAATTCTGCACCTACAGAACCAACATGGGAACAAAGTAGAGAGGGTAACAAACCCATAACAGATGAAATTTATAGATTATTAGATAAGTATAATGCTAAAAATTTTGTTAGAGGTGCTGAAGGAAAAAATATTATTGATAGGCAACCAAGAGCATGGAGATATAGTAAATTAGCAGGTCTAAGAATGTTAGATTGGTTGAAAACAAATGGAAGAAGAGACGATGCAATGAAAGAATTATATCTATATGCATCCTCTCAATCAGATAAATCCTCAGTATATTGGAAACTACAATGAATCAACTTATCGATGCTTTAATACTTGAATACACTGTCAAAAGAAGAAGAAAACAGCTGCAAAACTTAGAGATCAAAGAGTTCATGCAGTTTTTTATTGTATTCACAGAAAGTAATGATAAATATAAACAAATACAGACATCTGGTCTTAATTTTATTCATCGTAATCGTAAAGAAATTTATCAAAAAATAAGTGAAGCAGTTCCAAACATTCATAACCGAGGCAAGGGTTACCAAAGCATCTTCTCAAGCAAAGAAATTGGGTTTGGTGGGAGACGGTCACGGAGATTGGTATGATCGTCAAGGTAACCTGAAGGCAAAAACTGTAGGTGGTGAACTTAAAATGTTCACTGGTAGAGAAAAATCTGATGATGAATTAAACAATAGAAACGATAACGGCAGAAGAGTTCCAATACAAAAAACAACTGCTGCTGATGTAGTCAAGGCAATGGGTAAGACACCTGTCTCAACCATGCCACCACTAGGAGGAGCTAATAGAGAAACAAGTACAACAGATAATTCTTCATTAAGTGGTGCAGGAAGGACATCACCTGTGACCATCGCTTTTGATAAGTTTGACGATGAGGATGTCACTAGCAATATTATGTCTGCAGTTCAAGAGGTAGCAGAGGGAGATTACTTTTACATTTTTCCAAGCAGAAACAAAGATGACAATAAACATATAAAGGAATTACAAAATGCGTATCCTGATATAAGCGAATCAATTATCGATAATAAGAATGCGGAAACTGTTTACGATGTTCTTCAATCATTATATGAGAATGGTTTTGATGCAGTCAACATAGTTTGTAGAAAATCAAGAGCAAAAGCAATAACAGATCTTGCATATGAACAAAATGGCAATCTCTATAATTTTGTTATGATGAACGTCATCCCTGTAGATGAAAGAACTATAAGGGAACAATACATCTCAGGTGATTTATTCCAATTAGATTCAATGGTTGAGAGTCATGGAAGAGAAGGTAAGGTGATACGTAGAGGTGCTAATCATTTGATATGTGTTGATGAAAATAAACAAATGTTTAGATGTTGGATATCAGAGGCGATTGAAAAACAACATTTTATATTGCCTGTTGATTTTTGATAAATAATATATGATAGAATCAAGTAAAGACATGAGTAATCCTTGGGCATCAACATATGATGAATTGAGAGCACCCTATTTGCAAGAGAAAAAAGCAAAGAAGGACTATGATGGTGATGGAAAAATTGAGACTGGTAGTAAAGAACATGCAGGTGTTGTTCATAATGCTATACAGAGAGCTAAGGGTGGTAAACCAGATGGTAAGGACACAAGAAAGGAAGAGAATATTATAGAGAAGAAGAAAGGTCTTTGGGACAATATTCATGCTAAACGTAAACGTGGTGAGAGACCAGCAAAACCTGGCGAAAAAGATTATCCTAAAACATTGAATGTAGAGGCAAAGGCAAAGTATGACAATACAAAATCACCTGATCATGAGAAGAAAAAAGCTGCACTTGCAAAGAAACATGGTGGTTATGATAAAATAAAAGGGCATCCTCAGTATGAACATCATGGGATTGACATAGAACATATGGATGGTAGAGTTACTGAGATAACTGATGTAGTAAAAGCACCTAAGATAATTTCTGCTCCAAGATACTCTGACTGGAGAGATGATTTTGTCTGGAATGACACCATGGAGGAGGCATTAAAAAATCCTAAGTTAGATATTCAGGAAAAAGGTGTGAAAAATAAGGTTGAAGTTAATCCTACAGTGGCAACAGAAAGTTTAAAACAGGCAAGAAAAAATGTAGGTGCATCAACATGTTGGGATGGTTATAAAGCAAAAGGAACAAAGATGAAGAATGGACGTAAGGTTCCTAATTGTGTCAAAGAAGATGAGCAAATAGATGAGAAGATGGGATTGTATGCTAATATACATGCCAAAAGAAAACGTGGTGGTAAAATGAGAAAGAAGGGTGCTGAAGGTGCACCTACAGATCAAGACTTTAAGGATGCAGCAAAAACTGCTAAGGAAGAATATGTGAGCGAGAGAGAAGGTTATATGGCAAAAGATAAAGAGGGTCATACCACTGGTGGATTTCGCATCTCTAATCTTGAGGCAAAAAAAGCAAGAGAAAGGTTAAAGAAAAAAAGAGAGGGTATGATGAAGAAGGAAGAGTTGGACCAAGTTGATGAGGGTAGTCTAAAACAGGCAAGAAAAAATGTGGGTGCGTCTACATGTTGGGATGGTTATAAAGCAAAAGGAACTAAGATGAAGAATGGAAGGGCAGTTCCTAACTGTGTTAAAGAGGAGGAAAAAAAAAACCTTAATGAGTTAGATAACTTAGGTAGTAAACTTGCTATTGGTGCATCTGCTGGCATTGTTGGTGGTGGTCTTGAACTAGTGCGAAGAGCAAAAAAATTTGTTGATAGGATGAAGGAGAAGAGACAAAACCAATTGAAGATGGAGAGAGTAAAATATGATCAAAACATGCCTTACATACCTAATCAAAAAAAGGAAATTAAAAAAAAAGAATATATAAATCCTAATAAATTACCTGTTGCAAATGCATCATACGAACCAAAAGGTGATATGATTGAGCAAAATATGTCAGGTCAAGAATCACAACTAAGAGCAAAACAAAATAGAGAAAAAACTGTAAAGACACAGATCTTAAATAAAAAATTGCAATTAGTAAGAAAGGGTCAAGGTCAAACTGTTCAAGCATCTTACGAACCAGACATGCCAGTGCTTGAGGCAACTAGACAGAAGAAAGAGATGGGTTATGATAAGGGTGGCACAAGAAAACCAACTGCACCCAAACAAAAAGATACCGCACTTGACATAGTGAAAAGAGGTATCATCGCCAAACATGGTAAAGGTGCTATCATGAGAAGTGGTAGTAACCAACAGAAAAAAGTAAGAGGTGAAAAGTCTACCGCAGGCACGGGTAAATATAAAAAGATGGCAGACAGCAAAAGGCAACTTAAAAAAGATGCTAAGGAAATGGGTTATGGTAGCAACACAAAGGGTTACATAGAAACCAAAGCTAGATATGGTAGTAAATCAAACATGAAAAGTGGTAAAGGGTTAGGAACATAATGCCTGCTGTATCAAAAAAACAACAACGTTTCTTTGGTATAGTTCGCTCTATACAAAAAGGAGAGCAGAAACCCACAACACCTGAGACTGCAAAAGCAGCAAGTAGTATGGAAATGAAAAGTGTTAAAAAGTTCGCTAAAACAAAACACAAGGGACTACCTGAGAAAAAAAAAGTTACAGAGGAGAATGACATGTTTGCAAAAGAAGACGTAAAAACTGAATTGCTTACAAAAGCACGTGAAAAGCATAAGAAAGCTAAATCCTTCAAACAATTTCGTAGAGATTCTCAAAAACCCTTGAAGAGAGGTGAGGTTCGTAAGTACGATCCTACTTCTAAGTCATACAAGAGCAACATGGCAGATGAATATGAACCAGAATTGCAAGAAAAAAGTGCTGCATGGCAACGTAAAGAGGGAAAAAATAAATCTGGTGGTTTGAATGAAAAGGGTAGAAAATCTTACGAGCGAGAAAATCCTGGTTCTGATTTGAAAGCACCACAACCTGAAGGAGGTCCTAGAAAAAGATCTTTCTGTGCTCGTATGGGTGGTGTCAAAGGACCTATGAAGAAACCAGATGGTTCTCCCACTCGTAAGGCATTAGCACTGCGTAAGTGGAAATGTTGAAGCATATATAATACACGCACACGATATTATTATGACTAATTTTTTACTGCCTATCGCCATTAATGTTATCAACAAAGCGGTAGATAAGATTCCAGAGGATTTAGAAGAAAAACTCAAGGAGTTTATCATCGGACTTCTAAAGAAAGCTGCTGCCAAGTCAGGCAACAAAGTAGATGATAAGTTAGTAGAAGCTTTAGAGAAAGCACTACTGAATAAATAGAACTATCAAATAGGAAGAAAAAAAAATGGCACCACTTTGGGGAGCAACTGACTCAGATGAGTCAAAGCCTAAGAATTTGACCACTGCTGAGAAAAGAGACGTATACGCTACCTCAAGTGGTTGGGTCAGAGCTGCAGGGACTGCACTAACTGGTAACAATAATACCTCTGCTGACCCAGAAGTTCTTGTTGCTATTGGTGAGTTGGCAACCAGTCTTGGACAAGCAACTATATCATCTGTAAGATTCAATACCACTGAGGTAGATGCATCTGCAGGTGGCACACTCTCTGCTATCGTTGAATACAACGAGCAGGTCACAGTAGCGACTGCTGCACCTATATTAGTTGTAACTAATAGTCAAGCAGGTGGTGGTAGTGCTGCAAACTTCTCACTAATAATGGATGGTTCACTTCCAGTGACTAATGATACTCTTACATTCTCTACCACATTGACTGGTGGTGACGGTAAGCAAGAGGAGGACGATGTATTGTCCATCGGAGCACAGTCAATCAACCTCAACGGTGGAACAATCGTTGATACTATTGGTGGTGGTAATGCTGAGTTGGCGATTAGTGCTGCTCAAGGAACTGCTGCTGGCACACTTACAGTTGTAGCATAAACTGAATGAAATTTGACGAATTGAATGATGAAAATCATCTTCTCTTTGCCATAAAACATTATGAAAACCCTCTTGCTTCCACCATGGAAGAGTTTGAGGAGGATCTAAAAAGATTCAAATATATCAAGAGATTACTGAAAAAGTATGTGACTCAAGGAGATTTGAAACATCATCTCATTTTGAATCATTTGATTATATGTTTCAATGTTTTTGGTGAAGGGACTATACCTCTTCTTTTTTATAAAATTGAAAGAGAATATTGGAATATTCTCAAAACTTTTTTATTATTCTTAAATAAAATACCAGATTATCCTAAAACTGGTCTCGATAGTATCGATATTGATAAGGATGTGAATGTTATTCTAAACTCAGTCTAATGGATGAGAGTAAATTTAATAGAATATTGAATGGACTTCGTGAGGAAATGATGTCCACTGATCCTGGCAACACTGGTAAGGCAGGATTCTCATCTAAAGCAGATGATGAGGGACCTGTAGCAGGTTTTGATAAATCATTAGGTGGTAAGGTAAGACGTAGAAAAAAATATGCCTATCTAAAGCATGATAAACCTCGCACAAGGTGGAAAAATGCGACCAAATGAGGCAATCTTAGAAAGATTGGAGAGAGTTATTGAGACTCTTCAAGAGAATAATCAAAAAATGGGGCAGATGCTTGCTGTCCATGATGAAAAATTAGACAAACAAGATAGAATAGATGCAGTATTATTTGAAAAAGTGGAATCGCTTCACAGGGAAGTTAACCGTCAGAGTGCGGAGATTAAAGCAGGATGTGAGAGAGATATTCGCTTGGTAGATAACCGTCTTCGAGTCATGGAAAAGAAGATGTGGACAATTGCTGGTGCCTTGAGCATAATAAGTTTTGTTGTATCACCTATAGGAACTAGAGTAATAAAAGGCACATTGACTCAAACACCACCTGCTGCTATAATTCGAGGGAATTAGTCTCTTGAAATGCTTTACATTGAATCAAAATACATTGGTTTGGTGTCTGCACGTTTAGAAAAATTCAAAAAAACTAAGGATTATCTATACACTTTTAGATGTCCTTATTGTGGTGATTCTAAAAAAAGTAAAAATAAAACTAGAGGATACTTTTACAAATACAAAAACAATTTTGTATTTAAATGCCACAACTGTGGTATGTCAAAAGGTTTTTCTAAATTTTTAAAAGATACCGACATCGTTCTCCATGCTCAATACATCATGGAGAAGTACAAGGAGGGTCTTAGTGGTGAGCATAGGGGAGTAGAAGATCCTGTTCTCCCGTTAAGTAAACCAATTTTTAAGAAAAAGGTAAAGTTGCCTTTAGCATCCACAAATGCTAAGGCAAGTGACTACTTAAAAAAAAGAAAATTGAATCCCACTAAATTTTATTACGCTGAGGGATTCAAACATTTTTGTAATATTTACAAACCAACATTTGAATCTACTAGGAATGATAATGCTCGCATAGTCATACCAATGTATGATGAAAATAAGAGTTTAATAGGGTTTCAAGGAAGGGCATTATATGCATTTCAGAAACCTAAATATCTCACTGTCATGTTAAATGAAGATTCTCCAAAACTCTATGGTCTTGACACCATCAATAAAGAAAAACCAATTTACATCGTCGAAGGACCGTTTGACTCCACATTCTTGGAAAACTCGGTTGCTATGTGTGGCTCCGATGTTGATATTCGGACGCTTGGTTGGAGCGATTATATTTGGGTTTTTGATAATGAACCACGCAACAGAGAAAACATCAATAGAATCAATAAAACCATTGATAGAGGAGATAAGGTAATCATTTGGCCTAATCACATTGTAGAAAAAGATATAAATGACATGGTTTTATCTGGACATGATGTAGAAAATCTGGTAGAATCTAATACCTATAAAGGTTTAGAAGCTAAACTTAAATTAAAATCTTGGAAGAAAGTATGAGTAACGGTACTAAAGTACAAAAAAGAAATGGTTCCATCGAACCACTCAATCTTGAGAAGATGCATAAGATGGTTGAAAAATCCGTCGAAGGTCTTGCTGGTGTATCAGCATCTCAAGTAGAAATACAATCTGGATTACAGTTTTATGATGGTATATCAACTGCAGAAATACAAGAAATTCTTATACGTTCTGCTAGTGATCTTATTTCTCTAGACAATCCTAACTATCAGTATGTTGCTGCTAGATTACTACTTTTTTCGCTTAGAAAAAGTCTTTATGGTAGACTAGAAGAGATACCACACCTATGGAATCACATACATGAGTGTGTTGATAAGGGTGTATATGATGCAGAAATACTATCTAAGTATGCAAAGAATGAGATTTACAAAATAAATAGTTGGATAGACCATGAACGTGATTACCTATTCACCTACGCAGGTCTCCGTCAGATTTGTGACAAGTATCTGGTGCAAGATAGAAGCACTGGTAAAGTGTATGAAACACCACAGCACATGTATATCATGATTGCTGCTACATTATTTCAAGATTATCCTAAAGAAACAAGATTACTTTATGTTAGACGCTACTATGACGCAATCAGCAAACACAAAATCAACATCCCAACGCCAGTCATGGCAGGTGTCAGAACACCAATTCGGCAGTTTGCGTCTTGCGTTCTGGTTGATGCTGACGACACCTTGGATAGTATTTTTAGTAGTGATATGGCCATTGGTAAGTATGTCGCTCAAAGGGCTGGCATCGGTATCAACGCAGGTAGGATCAGGGGTATCAACAGCAAAATTCGTGGTGGAGAGGTTCAACACACAGGTGTTGTCCCTTTCCTCAAAAAGTTTGAATCAACTGTCAGATGTTGCACTCAAAACGGCATCCGTGGTGGATCAGCTACAGTCCACTTTCCAATCTGGCACCAAGAAATAAAAGACATCATAGTATTAAAAAATAATAAGGGAACAGAGGATAATCGTGTTCGTAAGTTAGACTACAGTATACAAATATCAAAGTTATTCTATGAAAGATTCATTAGTAATGATGATATCAGTCTGTTCTCTCCTCATGATGTTCCTAGTCTTTATGATAAGTTTGGAACCGAGGAATTCGACGAACTCTATAGAAAATACGAACAGGATGAATCGATTCCTAAGGAAAGAATTTCTGCTCAAGAATTAATATTAGATCTTCTAAAGGAAAGAGCAGAAACAGGTCGTATTTACATCATGAATATTGATCACTGTAATGAACACTCTTCTTTTGTGGACAAAGTAAACATGAGTAATCTTTGTCAAGAAATTACGTTACCTACCAAACCATTAAATCACATAGATGATCCTGATGGTGAGATAGCATTGTGTATATTGTCTGCTATCAACGTAGGTAGAGTAAATTCTGATAAAGAATTGGAGGATTTATGTGAATTATCTGTGCGTGGATTGGAGGAGTTGATTGACTATCAAAAATATCCTGTTCTTGCTGCAGAAAAGTCTACAAAGGCACGTAGATCGCTTGGAATAGGGTTCATTGGTCTTGCACATTACTTGGCAAAGTTAGGGTACAATTATGACTCACAAGAGGCATGGGATGCAGTGCATGAGTTGACAGAATCTTTTCAATATTTCTTACTAAAAACTAGTAATGAGATTGCAAAAGAGAAAGGTGCTTGTGATGCATTTGACAAAACTAAATATTCTTTAGGCAAATTACCCATAGATCATTTTAAAACTGATGTCAATGAAATTACTCAAAAACCCTTAGTTCATGACTGGCAATCTCTTAGAACTTCTATTATAGAACATGGTCTTAGGCATAGCACACTGTCTGCACAGATGCCATCAGAAAGTAGCTCCGTTGTGTCAAATGCAACTAACGGTATTGAACCACCTAGAGATTATTTGTCTATTAAGAAATCAAAGAAAGGACCTCTTAAACAAATTGTTCCATCTTACGGATCCCTCAAAAATAATTACACTTTATTATGGGAAATGAAAAGTAATAAAGGGTACATAAATGTTGTTTCCGTGATACAAAAGTTCTTTGATCAAGCAATTTCTGGTAATTGGAGTTATAATCCAGAAAACTATCCAGATAATGAAGTTCCTGTTTCTGTAATGGCACAGGATTTGTTGACCACTTACAAATATGGTTGGAAAACTTCTTACTATCAAAATACTCACGACATGAAGAACGATGAGTTTGAGGAACCTGTGGTAGTTTCTAACCTTATATCCGAAATAGAAAACTTAGAAGAGGAATCCTGTGAGTCCTGCACAATATAAAGTAAATGGTATGACTGTGTTCAATAGTGAACAAGTTGATACCAAAATTCAACCAATGTTCTTTGGTGCACCACTTGGTGTGCAGAGATATGATTCATATAAGTATCCTGTATTTGAAAAACTTACAAATCAAATGCTTGGATATTTTTGGAGACCAGAGGAGGTGTCTCTACAAAAAGATCGTGGTGATTACCAAACTCTTAGACCAGAGCAAAAACATATTTTTACTTCTAATTTGAAGTATCAGATATTACTTGACTCTGTGCAAGGTAGAGGACCTGGCATGGCATTTGCACCATACACAGCGTTGCCTGAGTTAGAAGGTGCTCTAAACGTTTGGCAATTCATGGAGATGATCCATAGTAGATCATACACTTATATTATTAAAAACGTTTATCCAAATCCATCTGAAGTTTTTGACACCATATTGGATGATCAAAGAATTATTGCTCGTGCATCAAGTGTAACTAGAGCATATGATGAGTTCCTTGAGGTTGCACAGGAGTGGGGTAATGGTTGTATGTGGCAACCAACCTCAAAAGGAAGTCCTACAATGCAGTGGCAGGAACGTGAACTTAAAAGAAAACTTTATCTAGCAGTTGCTAATGTC